TTACGGGGTAATGCCAACCGCTGCCGCCACTTTATCGCCACTTGGCAGCGTTGCCAGAGGATTGAAACGGAGCGCCGTTTCCAGATGATCTGGTGCCAGATGTGCGTAACGCATAGTCATTTTTATATCGTGGTGTCCGAGAATTTTTTGTAAGGCGAGAATGTTTCCACCCGACATCATGAAGTGCGCCGCAAACGTATGGCGCAGAACGTGTGTGAGTTGACCGCGAGGGAGCACGATAGACGTTTTTTCCATCACGGATAAAAATTGAAAATAGCAGTCTGTAAAGAAATTGAACCCATCAAGCGCCATGATCTCTTCGTAAAGCTCTTTACTGATAGGGATGCTTCTGTTTTTCTTCCCCTTCGTTCTGACAAAGGTAATTCGGTATTTGGTCACCTGTGAGCGGGTAAGATTTACGGCTTCACGCCAGCGTGCGCCTGTGCTTAAGCATATCTTAACTACCAGTGCCAGAATTGGGTCCTGACGTTTGCAATCAGCCAGCAATTCAACAATCTGCTCATGGGTAAGCCATGCCATCTCTTTTTCTGCGATGGTGAATTTTCGCATGTTCTCCAGTGGGTTCGGATACGACCATTCGCCCAGACGGGATAGTTCGCTAAAAACACTACTTAGATAGCTTTGCTCCAGGTTAATGGTGACCGGGCTTGCTCCTTTCTTCCATTTCTCGCTGAAGTAGATCTCGCCTGTCAGGCGTTTATCTCGATAGTGGGCAAACATTTTAGAGGTGAGATCGGTTGCAAGAGGATTACCCAGAGCGTCAACCATCAACAGCAATTTGTCATAGACATGCTGCCCAGCTGTCAGAGATTTACCATGTAGTTTGAACCATAGCTCAACCACGTCTTTCAGTGTTCGACGATCCACTGATTCACCCAGCCAGGGCTTTGCTTCGGTTTCTTCCATCGTGTGGCGCTCAAAAGCCAGAGCTTCGCCTTTGGTGGCGAATTGTTTACGCACCCGACGCCCACTACGTCCGGCGGGGTAACATTCGCAAAGCCATTTTCCTGTGGTGAGTTTTCGTACTGCCATAAAAAAGCCCTCATGTCAGAGGGCTAAATTTAACTGTATGTTTGACCAGTGGTCAATGTATGTAAATATTAAATCATACGTCAGGGGTAATCCAGTCGACTAAAGCCTCAATACTTTCGAAATCTGCACAGATATCTGAAAGAGGTTGTGTATCTGCTTTTGTTTTGAAATCAGCCCATACTGATTCATTTTTTTCTGTAAGACCCAAATGGTTTTCTATCGAACCATTTAGCCAAATCCAAATATTTGCATTTCTCAGTTTTGCGGCTAATGATGACAAAAATTCTCTGGCGCCGGGCTTTTGAGACATAATAGCAAATGCTTCAGCTGCGGTAGTGTTACTACCCTTTGTAGGCAAACCGGATCCATCGAGAGTGCATTCTCCATTAGCATGCATACTTCTCAAGATTTCTTTTAGTCGTAAAATATCCTCGTCATTATGTTCTAAGAAGTTGTTCCTTATTGCACCGCGGAACGCAAAATCTAAATCAACAATTGCTTTTGTAGGTATATCCATTGAATTTAGAATTTGCATCGTTTTAGATATACTTTCAACGGACCCTGTTTCAATTAGTGCTATTTGCATCTGACCTAATGTTTTATTTTTAACTTTGTTAAAAATAAATGGGAGCAGAGTAGTCTCTGTTTTACCTTCTGTTAGTATTACATTGTTAGCAAACAAAACTTTTGAAGACTGTGTTAATGAAAATAAATGGGTTGCTTGTGCTGGTCGTTGTTTGATTACTTTATTGACTGCTTCTTTTAATGTTAATCTGCAATGAGTGCCACGCTGACTGTTTTTTCTGATTAACACAGTGTCTTTTGCTAAGTCAGAGGTAATCATTTGAGATGAATGGGTAGAGAAAATTATTTGATATCCATGATGAGATAGTGTTTTTAGAGATTCTCTAATTTGTTCGATAGCAAATGGGTGAAGATATAACTCAGGTTCATCTATTAACAGTAGAGTAGTTGTTTTAATATCATCACCGTTGGTTATATCAGCTAAATGTCTTATTAGAGACATCTGAATCGAACGCTGTGTGCCATGACCATAAGAAGAACAGTCACGAGCAATGCCGGGAAATGAATCTTCATATACTTTTACAGTCCCAGATTTAAATATATCCTTGAAGTCAGGGAGTTCGAAGTGTAGTTTTAAACTTATCCCAGGGAAGAAATCAGCAACTTTACTACTTATTGAATCATCAATATCATTGAGGTCCGATATTCGTTTATTACCGGTTGCAGTCATTCTTCTATTAACGGCATTTAAATGGCTTAGTATCCTTTGAGTGTGCTTCTCTTCTATTTTGCAACTCAATTCTGCCAGCAACTTACCTATTGTAGTTCCTGTTTTTGATTTTGAAGAATCATCCGCTGCATTTTCCATTGCACCTATACGTATTGGGTCTGGAAATAAAGCTTTTATCGCATTCTCAATACCCGTTGGTGATGCCCTGAATTCGTTATTTTCTGGGTTTTTAATTAATAATCTGACGTCTTTTGCACTTTGAGCACCAACAGTCTGTTGACGCTTAAATATCAATACCTCATCAATAATGTAGGGTGAAATTCTAGTTCTGTTTTCTTCTGTTAAAGCTGACAAAATATCTTCAGTAATACCCTTAACTGTACCTATAACTTCTATAGGGTTATCTGGATTAGTATAATCATCAGAGGACAAAAGTTTTTTCTTAAAAAGCCATTCAATAGCATTTAAAATCGTTGACTTACCAGCATTGTTGTAACCGATTAAAGGCGTGAATGAAGAAAAATTGATATCAATATCTTTGCAAGATCTAAAGTTTTTTATAGAAATCTTTGAAAGATGATGATTCATTTTAGACTCCTCCAGTAAGTATTTAAAAGTAATGTCTGCAATGTTATTGTATTGTTAAGATAATGCTGGCTATAATTTGAATATCCTCAATGGAACACTCAAAATCCTTACTCCCACCAGAAACAAGAATTTTGTTCTTAGGTAAACGAGTTAACTCTTTTAAAGATAACTCATTGTCAATTCCTACTAACCATTTTCCATCTCTAATTAGGTGAAATTCTTTATCACATATGACATGTTTTTCTCCATTGCTTACAAACATCAAGCTGCTAGTTTCTTGCTTCGGAAGTAGACACCGATCCATGGATAAAAAACCTGACTCGACAAGCACGCCATTGACCAAATTGAACTTATTTAAAATTACAGTGTTTTCTTCTTGTGAACTATTTGGTGTTTCGATTCCTGTAACTAGCCAGGCGAGATCCGCTTTGGTTTCTAATGCGCATTTAATCACCCAATCCGCAGGGAAAGAATCTCGCATGTATCGTGTGGCTAATGTGCTTTTTGAAATACCAAGGTGGTCGGCTAAGGCTTGGCGGGTTTTAAACCCGTAAGCATTAACAATCCTCTCTATCGCGGCTTTTCCTCCGTTAGTAAGCTCAATGTGATTCTCAATGCGGCGCTTAAAGGATGATTGATGAGCGTTGCTGTTAAACCCCTCATGTGGGACTGTTTCATCATGTTGTTCCACATAAGGGGGGAAACTTTCTTCTGCATTGTTAGAACCAAAGGCCAGCCATTCTAGGGATGCGCCAGTTTCCATTGAACATATAACAACCCAATCAGCAGGGAAGGTATCGCGTGCATATCTATTAGCCATTGTGCTTTGTGAAATACCAAGATGCTTACAGAAGGCTTGGCGTGATTTGAAACCATAGGCCTTGAGTATCCTCTCAATGACTTTTTGCCCTCCACGATTCTGCATGACCATAGCTTTCAGACTATCTTCAATATGGCGAAATGTGATTTTTTGAGTTGACATATTCTTTATGTGAACCTATTCTCCGTTTTGTGATGTTTTGTCACGATTAATACCGGCTCACCACAAGCCAATAGGAGATGTTGCATCATGACCCCTAACATTTCAATAACTCTGAATACGCCACACGTCACAATTGAGCGTTATAGCGAACTTACTGGTCTTTCTATCGACACCATCAACGATATGCTGGCTGATGGTCGTATCCCTCGCCATCGCCTTCGGAAAGACAAGAAAAGAGAAAAGGTAATGATCAACCTTGCTGCTCTTACCGTTGATGCACTTACTGATTGCAATGTTGTATTCAACTAGTTCCATTTTGGGATGCATCAGGAGTGTCGACTATGTTTGATTACCAAGTTTCCAAACATCCACATTTTGATGAAGCCTGTCGTGCATTTGCATTGCGCCACAACTTGGTGCAACTGGCAGAACGTGCAGGTATGAATGTGCAGATTCTGCGGAACAAGCTGAATCCAGCTCAACCTCATTTATTAACCGCACCAGAAATTTGGTTGCTTACTGATCTGACAGAAGACTCAACACTGGTAGATGGTTTTCTGGCACAGATTCACTGCCTGCCATGTGTTCCGATTAATGAGGTGGCAAAAGAGAAACTGCCGCATTACGTCATGAGTGCAACAGCAGAGATCGGGCGTGTAGCTGCAGGCGCGGTGTCTGGCGATGTAAAAACCAGTGCAGGCCGTCGTGATGCTATCAGCAGCATTAACTCTGTAACACGACTGATGGCGTTGGCTGCTGTTTCATTGCAGGCCCGTTTACAGGCTAACCCTGCGATGGCGAGTGCAGTTGATACCGTGACTGGCCTCGGTGCTTCATTTGGTTTGCTGTGAGGTGCTTATGCTGACGAAAGAACCATCATTTGCATCGCTGCTGGTAAAACAAAGCCCGGCAATGCACTACGGTCACGGCTGGATCATGGGTGAGGATGGTAAACGCTGGCATCCGTGCCGTTCACAAGATGAATTGCTGGCAGAACTATCAACGAAAAAACGGGGGAACCAATGGCTATTGAAGGCGCTGCGGCGACTGTTCCATTAAGCCCCGGTGAACGCCTGAATGGACTTAATCATATTGCGGAGTTAAGGGCGAAAGTTTTTGGCCTGAATATTGAGTCAGAGCTTGAGCGGTTTATTAAAGATATGCGTGATCCACGGGATATCAATAATGAACAAAATAAACGGGCACTGGCTGCCATATTCTTTATGGCAAAAATTCCAGCTGAACGTCATAGCATCAGCATTAATGAGCTGACCACTGACGAAAAGCGGGAGCTGATTAAAGCAATGAATCATTTTCGTGCAGTGGTGAGCTTATTTCCCAGACGGCTAACCATGCCGAATTAACCAACTAATGAAATTAATGGCGTAAACCCGCCGGGCATCCCTTTATCTAAATTCAGGAGAATTGATTATGCGTAATATTGATACCCTCACGACTAAAACCGGACCGGATGATGCAGGGCTTAATATTTTACTGACAGAGGCTCGTCTGGAAGAACGCCGGGCAAGGGCTGAAGCAATGGCAGCTCGCCTTGATCGCCTGGCGTGTCATATCACATCCCGCCAGTTAAACCACGTCGAAGCGGCAGAACTGCTGCGTGTGACTGCTGAAGCAATCCAGAACGAAGCGCAGGAGATCCACTGATGGCTGATGCAATGGATCTCGTACAGCAGCGAGTTGAAGAAGAACGCCAACGTCATATCCGTGCTGCCCGTGCCAAAACGCCGGGCGTGTCCCGCGTGCTTTGCGTTGAGTGTGAAGCGCCAATTCCGCCAGCACGCCGTCGTGCCATTCCGGGTGTGCAGCTTTGCATTACCTGTCAGGAAATCGCAGAGCTGAAAGGCAAACATTACAACGGAGGTGCTGTATGAGCACCATCCTGAAATGGGCGGGAAATAAAACCGCCATAATGTCCGAACTGAAAAAGCATCTTCCTGCTGGCCCGCGACTGGTTGAACCTTTCGCGGGTTCCTGTGCAGTGATGATGGAGACGGATTACCCCAGCTATCTTGTTGCGGATATTAATCCTGATTTAATCAACCTCTATAAAAAGGTTGCTGCTGATTGTGAGGCGTTTATATCTCGTGCCAGAGCTTTATTTGAGGAAGCAAACAGGGAGGTGGCTTATTACAACATAAGGCAGGAGTTTAATTACTCCACTGAAATTACTGATTTCATGAAAGCGGTATATTTTCTGTATCTCAATCGTCATGGTTACCGTGGGTTATGTCGCTATAACAAGAGCGGGTATTTCAACATTCCCTACGGTAATTATAAAAATCCGTATTTCCCTGAAAAAGAAATTCGCGCATTTGCAGAGAAAGCCCAGCGGGCAACGTTTATCTGCGCCAGCTTTGATGAAACGCTGGCGATGTTGAAGGTGGGGGATGTGGTGTATTGCGATCCGCCTTATGACGGTACGTTTTCCGGCTATCACACTGATGGCTTCACTGAAGATGACCAGTATCACCTGGCATCCGTTCTTGAACATCGATCATCTGAAGGTCATCCGGTCATTGTTTCTAACAGTGACACATCCCTGATTCGTTCGCTGTATCGCAATTTCACTCACCACTACATCAAGGCAAAACGCAGCATCGGCGTGTCGGCTGGCGAGAGTAAATCTGCAACAGAAATCATTGCTGTTTCCGGGGCGCGCTGCTGGGTGGGATTTGATCCTTCGCGTGGCGTAGATAGTTCTGCTGTGTACGAGGTGCGTGTATGAGTTATGACGATATGAGCAACTCTAGCGGCTTTAACGAGGCCGCTGCATCATTTTCATGGAACGGCCCGAAAAAGGCCATTAACCCTTATCTGGACCCGGCGGAAGTTGCGCCGGAGTCTGCACTTTCAAACCTGATCACTCTGTACGCTGCCGATAACGAGCAGGAACAACTGCGCCACGAGGCACTGAGTGAGCAGGTCTGGGAGCGTTATTTCTTTAATGAATCCCGTGATCCTGTCCAACGCGGAATGGAGCAGGATAAGCTCATTAGCCGGGCAAAGCTGGCGCATGAGCAGCAGCGTTTTAATCCAGAAATGGTCATTCTGGCGGACGTCAATGCCCAGCCTTCCCACATCAGCAAGCCGCTGATGCAACGTATTGAATACTTCAGCAGCCTGGGCAGGCCAAAGGCTTATTCCCGCTATTTGCGTGAGACGATTAAGCCATGTCTTGAACGACTGGAGCATGTACGCGACAGTCAGCTATCCACTTCTTTTCGCTTTATGGCAAGCCATGAAGGGCTGGACGGCCTGCTGATCCTGCCTGAAATGAGTCAGGATCAGGTGAAACGCCTGTCCACCCTGGTAGCTGCGCATATGAGCATGTGCCTTGATGCAGCTTGTGGCGATTTGTATGCCACCGATGACGTTAAGCCAGCAGAAATCCGCAAGACATGGGAAAAGGTGGCAGCGGAAACCCTGCGTCTGGATGTCATCCCGCCTGCGTTTGAGCAACTCCGTCGGAAAAGAAACCGCCGTAAACCCGTGCCCTATGAACTCATTCCGGGTTCGCTGGCGCGTATGTTGTGCGCCGACTGGTGGTATCGGAAATTATGGAAGATGCGTTGCGAATGGCGGGAAGAGCAGTTGCGTGCTGTCTGCCTTGTCAGCAAAAAAGCATCTCCCTATGTCAGCTATGAAGCCGTGATGCATAAACGTGAGCAGCGCCGTAAGTCGCTGGAGTTTTTCCGTTCTCATGAACTGGTGAACGAAGACGGCGACACTCTGGACATGGAGGATGTGGTAAACGCCAGCAGCAGCAACCCTGCGCATCGCCGCAATGAGATGATGGCCTGTGTTAAAGGTCTGGAGCTTATCGCGGAAATGCGTGGCGACTGCGCCGTTTTCTACACCATCACCTGTCCGTCACGTTTCCATTCCACGCTAAATAACGGCAGGCCCAACCCGACCTGGACAAATGCGACGGTAAGACAAAGCAGTGATTATCTGGTCGGCATGTTTGCTGCATTTCGTAAGGCGATGTACAAAGCCGGATTGCGCTGGTATGGCGTGCGGGTGGCTGAGCCGCATCATGACGGTACAGTTCACTGGCACCTGTTGTGTTTTATGCGCAAAAAAGATCGCCGCGCCATTACTGCTTTGTTGCGTAAGTTTGCCATTCGTGAAGACCGCGAGGAGCTGGGTAATAACACAGGACCACGCTTTAAGTCTGAGCTGATAAACCCGCGCAAAGGTACGCCAACAAGCTACATCGCGAAATACATCAGTAAGAACATTGACGGGCGTGGTCTGGCTGGCGAGATCAGCAAGGAAACGGGTAAATCCCTGCGTGATAACGCTGAATACGTTAATGCCTGGGCGTCTCTGCATCGTGTTCAGCAATTCCGCTTCTTTGGCATTCCGGGGCGTCAGGCTTACCGTGAACTGCGATTGCTGGCTGGTCAGGCGGCAAGGCAACAGGGGGACAAAAAAGCAGGTGCGCCGGTACTGGATAACCCACGCCTTGATGCCATCCTGGCTGCTGCTGATGCTGGTTGTTTTGCCACCTACATCATGAAGCAGGGCGGCGTACTGGTTCCCCGCAAATATCACCTCATCAGAACCGCTTATGAAATCAACGAAGAGCCGACCGCCTATGGCGATCACGGCATTCGTATTTATGGCATCTGGTCACCCATTGCAGAGGGCAAGATCTGCACTCATGCAGTGAAGTGGAAAATGGTTCGTAAGGCCGTTGACGTTCAGGAGGCGGCAGCCGACCAGGGCGCTTGCGCCCCTTGGACTCGTGGCAATAACTGTCCCCTTGCTGAAAATTTGAACCAACAAGGGAAAGACAAATCAGCTGATGGGGACTCCAGAACGGATATTACCCGTATGAATGACAAGGAGTTGCACGATTACCTGCACAGTATGAGCAAAAAAGAGCGCCGGGAACTGGCTGCAAGGTTACGCCAGGTGAAACCGAAACGGCGTAAAGACTACAAACAGCGAATTACAGACCATCAGCGACAGCAGCTCGTCTATGAACTGAAGTCCAGGGGATTTGATGGCAGCGAGAAAGAAGTCGATTTGCTCCTTCGCGGCGGCAGTATTCCGTCAGGAGCAGGCCTGCGTATCTTCTATCGGAACCAACGTCTGAAGGAAGATGATAAGTGGCGGAACCTGTATTAATTACGCGGGTTAACAATTCGTGCTCTTAATAATACCAGGCATATCAGGCCGATGAACGTAAAAAAACGTTTTACATCAGTAAGATTATTATATACTGTAAATATAAACAGTGGTTATGTATACAGTATTGTTTTGGTGTCATAGGAGGAAAGATGCAGGACTATTTTTTGGAGTCTTTGAAGCTCCAGCGCATTGATTTTTTTCTTAAGCTTGTAGCGGCTAGTGAGTGTAGTGATGAAGAGAAGGGGCTGGCTCTGCAGTGGGTTTCTGAATTGACTGATGAACTCATGGCAAAAATCAGAAGCCACGAATACAACCGCTCAATGGATGTCATCAGCTGAGGTGACTTTTATGCGCATTGAAATAATGATCGATAAAGAGCAGAAGATTAGCCAGTCTACCCTGGACGCCCTTGAATCCGAGCTTTACCGCAATCTGCGCCCCCTGTATCCCAAAACGGTAATTCGCATTCGCAAAGGTAGCTCTAACGGTGTGGAACTAACCGGACTGCAACTGGATGAAGAAAGAAAACATGTGATGAAAATTATGCAGAAGGTGTGGGAGGACGACAGCTGGCTGCATTAAGAAACGTTGCCCCCAGGAGGATTCATTCTGATGGGGGCTAGTTTGGGCAATGAGTGAAATAAGGCGTAAGGTGGGCGGTTATTTTGATAAGTGATCGTCCGCTTTGTGTCAGAAGCAGAAGTGGGAGTGTCTGAGACTCTCTAAAAGTTGATGATTCACTTACAAAACCATTTTCCTGATGGATGCTTACACTTACGAATGATCATTCTGTTTAGTCTTCATGAGAAAATCCCGAATCTTTGCCAAGTTTGAATTTTCGGGGATTGAATCCATGTACGGATCACGCTCAAACACTAATTGCTCAGATTCAACGAAAGCCTGCCACTCTACTGGGTCTAGCTCAAATCCCATTGCTGTCATATCACTTTCATCTTCCCCCTCGATCCAGTGGACTAAATAAAACAATTCATCATCAGGAGAATCATCCTCACCATCAACAATATCAACATCGGTTACAGTGATACGTAGGGTGGGATCGATTTTTGAGACATAAATTCCTAACTGTGGTATAGGGGGAATATTGTTCATGGAAACTCCTTTTATTGGTGTTTGCTATTTGAATAAAAATACGCCAAACAGTGTGTTAACTGTGAATATGGAAAGAATAGTTGTAAGTACCCCGCTTAGGTGTCCCATTCTATTTTAGAGGTTCTCGTGCATATGGATTATGTTATCTGAAAGTTAACTTCCGCTTCCCGTTCACAGCGAACATTCATCTTTGTAAACCCGTATGACCCGTTTTTCAAGTGGCCATTCAGATACGGATTTTCACTTCCTTGACAGTGCATGACTATGCTGCATGAAATCGCATGATCGATTGAGGATCGTCTTTGCTCAGATCCGCCAGAACTGGCGGGCTTTTGCTCATGTCATGCATGTGCATGAAAACCACTGCATAAAGCGGGCAGGCGTGGCGGGGATACGAGCGCGCGCTTAAGGATAAATTGAAGTTGATTTAATTTTTCGACATGGATAATCTTAACTACGTATGATTATTGATAAAAAATAAACATAAACAATTGTAGCGGATCTTAAAACTTATTAGGATTAGTATGCTTAAAACAAATAAGGTATTTATTGACACACAAACGTACGTAAAGGCTGGTCTTCATTTTGAGGGGGTAGCATTTAAAGCTTTCCATGAATTATGTGCGAAAGGTGATTTAGTCTTAATTACAACTACAGTTGTAGAGAGAGAAGTAAAAGGTAAAATAGAGGAATCAATAAAGGATGCTCTGCAGGCTATAAACACAGTACAAAGAAAAGCTAGGCTTTTGAATAGTATTGATAATGGACCGCTCCATGGTTTTTTTCAGCAATTTAACGAACATGAAATTCACGAAGCAGCACAAAAAGTTTTTGATGATTTTTTGAAAGGATGTCACGCCAAAATAGCTACAATAGAAGTGATAGATCTTAATGAGGTTTTAGATAAATACTTTGGCAAAGAACCACCATTTGGGCAAAATAAGAAAAAAAGTGAGTTTCCTGATGCAATCACTTTAGCTGCGGTAGAGCGATTTGTTAATGATGAAGATGTGTATATCATTTCTGAGGATAGTGACTTAAAAAATTATTGTGATGGTAAAAACAATCTTCATCAAATTGATTCACTTGATAAGTTTCTAGGTGAATACAATACGCATACAAACGAATTAAGTAATAAATTGATGCAGTTTATCGAAAGCAAACGTGAAGACATAAGAGCGGACGTAATTGCCCAACTCAATGATGCCGATGGATATAACGTTTCAACTTGGGAAGACGCTGAATTGGATTCATTTGAAGTCGTCAATATTGATGACTTTGAACCATCAATAATTAAGATTAACAATAATTATTGTCTAGCGACCTTCTCTGTTTCTGTAGATTTTGAAGTTACTGTTTCTGGTCCAAACTTTAATAATGGGTATTGGGATAGCGAAGATAAAGTAATGATTCCAATGGAGACAACCACACGAACTGAAGTTCAAGAGATTAGTTTCGATATTGAAATTGAAGTTATGTATGAAATCGAGGATGGTGAATTAACAGATATCGCATTTGATGTGAATATTGATAAGTTATCCCGAGGGATTGAGTTCTCTATTGAAGAAAATAATTTTGAATATTAATTCGTTCATAACGGCATCATTGTGATGCCGTTGGGTTTTATAATGTATATATTTCAAAATTTATAATTTCATGACCAAGCCATCTGTTTATTTCCATGAATCTTTTTTGAAGTGGTAATAGTTCATTTCTTACGAAGACGCAGCTCGCCTTCTCCACATCACCAAAACCCCCAACATTATTCGGCAAAATTCCCATCATCTGAGGCGGTACGCGGTGTGCCGCCATCATGTCATCACGGCTGACGTTCTTGATGCTCAGAAATTCATCCTTCGCCGCGACTTCTGACAACGGGATGATCTGAAGCCCGTCCTTTTTGCCGTTAGGCGAGTACATAAACAGGTTGCGGAAGTTGCCAGGGCCTTTGGCGCTTTTCATCGCATTGCGGAGGTTGTTCACATCCTCCTGGTTCTGCGCGGCATCGGTCATGTACATGATGAAGCCTGCATGGCTGCCGTTAATGTAATACTTCCGGCGGAACAGCGTGGCGGACTCGTTGAGCAGGGCTGACGGAATGGCAGAAAGATAGCCGGGCAGGCCGTAGATCTCCTGGTTGATGTCAGGTTCCATCAGATGAAAAATGCTGCCTTTCGTGAACTGATACGGCTGGGTTGTCATACCGTATTGCACAAACCAGTAGGTATCCAGGTCTAACCCGCGTCGGGTGTATTTTGCCAGAGCAGGATCAAGGGCGATAACTTCACCGAAGCGGTTCGTGCGTTTCTCCAGGTAGGCGTTACCAAATACCAGATAGTCCTGCACAAAACGTGAAAAAGCCTGCTGGCTGAGCAGCGGGTGAGGGATGTAGGTACTGGTCAGAATGTTGCATTTCACCGCAATTGGTGAACTGTGATGCACGGCAGCGCGGAAGGTGCGCGCCAGTCCGTCAAAGCTTACTGGTGGCTCATACCAGCGATCTGTCTGTACGCATTCCACATAGTCCAGCAGTTCGCGGCGGTCCAGAACAGGAACGGGATCACCGAAGCTGAATGCTTCGGCTGAAGTTTGGCTTTTATGCTGGATCTGGTTCGTCGACGCAGCGCGGTTCTTCTTACTCTTTCCCATCAAAAAATCTCCACAATATTGCTGGTATTGGCGGACTCGCCCTGCAGCGGTTCGTTAAACAGTGCGTGCATTGTTGCCCATGCCAGATCCGCATGGCTGGCTTCTTCGCTGCGGCTGGCTTCATAGGTCGGGCGGTTGCCGCTGGCGGTGGTGGCGCGACGGATTGCCATAAATGACTGCGCTATGTCGGTGTGTCCGGCGTCAAACTCCAGACGACGGTGACTGATAATGTCGTAGGCCTTGAGTACCAGGGCGTTTTTAACGTTGGGGTTGTAGACAAACTCCCGGACGGCAGGAAAGAACGCTTTCACGTTCTCATAAACCCCGTGACCGACACCTGTCGAGTCGATGCCGATGTATGTCACGTTGTACTGTTCGGTCAGTTTTTTGATGGCGTCAGCCTGGGCGCGAAAGTCCATCCCGCGCCACTGGTTACGCTCAAGAATGCGGAACTTGCCGCCCGGCACGGCTGGCGGTGCCACCACCACGCATCCGGCGCTGTCGCCGTTCTGCGTACCTTTGGCCGGGTCATAACCGATCCACACTTCGCGCCAGCCAAACGGGCGCAGTGCCAGTGCATGAAAGTCGGTCCAGACTTCCCAGCTGTCCACCATGCACGCCTGCAGCTCGCTGAGCGGGAACACGGACGCGAGATCGTCCACGAACTCGCACATCAGCAGGTTCTGGTATTCGTCCGGGCTGTACTCCATGCGTAGCTGGTCGAGGTCGAACAGGTTACAGCCGCCGCGCACCGCATCTTCCACGGTGACTATCTGGCGGTATTGCCCGTCTGCGCACAGCTGGCCGGGGGCCAGATTGCTGTGGGACAGGTCTATGTCCACCTTGTCAGCTTTGTTGCGCCCACGGTTGAACAGCGCACCGGACCAGAACGGATAAGCACTGTGGGTCAGGCTGGATGGCGTGGAAAAATAGGTTTGTCGCCATTTTTTGTGAATAGCCATACCGGAAGCCACTTTGCGCAGCTCCTGGAATTTCGGTATCCAGAAATATTCATCCAGATACAGGTTGCCGTGGTAACTCTGGGCCGTGCGGGCATTGGTGCCGAGGAAGTAAAGCGTGGCCCCGTTAGGAAGCACCATCGGATCGCCTTTCAGCTCCACCTCCACTTCTTTGGCGAAGTCGATGATGTACTGCTTAAAGACGTGGGCCTGTGCCTTACTGGCGGAAAGGAAAATCTGGTTACGCCCGGTAAGCAGGGCGTCAATCAGGGCTTCACGGGCAAAGTAAAAGGTCGCGCCGATCTGGCGTGACTTCAGCAGGTTGCGGATGCGGTTGGTTTTTCCGGCTTCCCACCAGTGGCGCTGGTAGTTGAACATGGAGGAATGGAAGATTTCTTCCAGCTTCTCAATCTGCTCATCGGTGAAAACATTCTTTTCCGGCTGACGGCGTGGGCCTTTGTTGCGGTTGGCGACGTTAGGGTTTAAGTCGGCTTCGTTGCCGCCATTGTTAAACTTGCCGATCCGCGCGTGGCGCTCCGACTGGCGCGCCAGCAGGTCAATCTCTTTGAAATCTTTCCCTTCTTTGTGCTCCTTCATGATGAGCTGGCAGTAGCGTGCGGCGGTGGTGAGCTGCATCTGATCCAGCGGCCCATAGTCACCCCACTTGTCGCGTTTTTTCCAGCTGTGAACGGTTGCAACTTTCTCGCCCAGCATTTCAGCTATGCGGGCTACGCGGTATCCCTGAAAGTACAGCAGCATGGCCTGCCGACGGGGATCGAGATCTGCGGGTGTCAGTGTGGTGTTCATGGCACAAACCTACAGCCTTGAATGAAGGCTTTCCCCGTCTGCGGTTTGTGTGGTTGTCGGTACAAATACCGCGCATTGTTTCACTGCCCCCATCACCGCAACCATAAGGCTCCAGTAAGTTTTTTCTAACGGAGCACGGCTCATGACAGTGAAAGCAAAGCGTTTTCGCATCGGGGTGGAAGGTGCCACCACCGACGGACGCGAAATCCAGCGTGAATGGCTGGAACAGATGGCAGCCAGCTACAACCCGGCGGTGTACACCGCGCTGATTAACCTTGAGCACATCAAGTCTTATCTGCCGGACAGCACCTTTAACCGCTACGGCAAGGTGACGGCGCTGTTTGCTGAAGAAATCACGGAAGGTCCGCTGGCGGGCAAGATGGCACTGTATGCCGACGTTGAGCCAACGGAGTCCTTGGTGGAACTGGTGAAAAAAGGCCAGAAATTATTCACCTCTATGGAAGTCAGCCCGAAGTTTGCTGATACGGGCAAAGCCTACCTGGTCGGCCTGGCTGCTACAGATGACCCTGCCAGTCTGGGCACTGAAATGCTGACATTCAGCGCCAGTGCAGCCCATAACCCGCTGGCAAACCGCAAGCAGAATCCTGCCAATCTCTTTACCGCTGCAGAGGAAACGGTGATCGAACTGGAAGAAATCCAGGAGGACAAACCGTCCCTGTTTGCCCGTGTCACGGCGCTGTTTACCAAAAAAGAGCAGTCCGATGACGCCCGGTTCTCTGATGTGCATAAGGCCGTGGAACTGGTCGCTACTGAGCAGCAGAACCTGAGCGCACGCACCGAAAAATCCCTGTCTGAGCAGGAAGAACGCCTGTCTGAGCTGGAGACTGCCCTGCAGGCACAGCAAACCGCCTTTAACGAACTGGTGGACAAGCTGAGTCATGAAGACAGCCGCCAGGACTACCGCCAGCGTGCAACAGGCGGTAACGCCCCCGCTGATACTTTGACCAATTGCTGATGGAGCACAAAACCTGATGAAGAAGAATACCCGCTTTGCTTTTAACGCTTACCTGCAGCAGCTGGCGCGTCTGAACGGTGTGGCAGTTGAAGAACTGTCCAGCAAGTTCACCGTGGAGCCGTCTGTACAGCAGACGCTGGAAGACCAGATCCAGCAGTCCGCCGCTTTCCTGACGCTGATTAACGTCACGCCAGTGACTGAGCAGTCCGGTCAGCTGCTGGGGCTGGGTGTTGGCAGCACCATTGCCGGAACCACTGACACCACCGCGAAAGAGCGTGAACCTGTCGACCCGACGCTGATGGTCGATGTGGAATATAAATGCGAGCAGACCAACTTTGACACGGTGCTGACCTACGCGAAGCTGGACCTGTGGGCGAAGTTTCAGGATTTCCAGGTGCGTATCCGTGACTCCATCGTGAAACGTCAGGCACTGGACCGCATCATGATCGGCTTTAACGGCGTGAAGCGTGCGAAAACCTCCAACCGTAGTGAAAACCCGCTACTGCAGGATGTGAACAAAGGCTGGCTGCAGAAAATCCGTGAAGATGCACCGGATCACGTCATGGGCAGCACCACCACGGGCGGTGAAACCACACCGGGCGCGGTGAAAGTCGGGAAAGGTGGCGAATATGCCAACCTGGACGCCGTGGTGATGGATGCCGTTAATGAGCTTATCGACGTGGTCTACCAGGACGATGACGATCTGGTGGTGATTTGCGGGCGTGAACTGCTGTCTGACAAGTATTTCCCGCTGGTCAACAAAGAGCAGGAAAACAGTGAAAAACTGGCTGCCGATATGATCATCAGTCAGAAACGCATGGGTGGCCTGCAGGCGGTGCGTGCGCCGTTCTTCCCGCCGAATGCGCTGCTGATCACCCGTCTGGATAACCTGTCCATCTACTGGCAGGAAGATACCCGCCGCCGTTCAGTTATCGACAACCCGAAACGTGACCGGATTGAAAATTTTGAATCCGTTAACGAAGCCTATGTGGTTGAGGACTATCGCTGCGCTGCACTGGTGGAAAACATCCAGATTGGTGACTTCAGCGCCGCCGCAGCAGAAACCGGAGTGTAATTCATGAGCCTGAGTCCCGCACGGCAGCATCGCCTGCGCGTTCAGGCTGAACAGGCCGCTCGCGAGGGTGGCAGTGTTCGCCACGCGTCGGGCTATGACCTGATGCTGCTGCAACTGGCGGAAGACCGTCGCCGTCTCAAGGGCGTTCAGTCCACGGTAAAAAAAGCGGAAATCAAGGTGGAGCTGCTGCCGAAATATGCTGCCTGGGCGGAGGGCGTTCTGGCTGCCGGAGGCGCTCAACAGGATGACGTGCTGATGTACGTGATGCTGTGGCGCATTGATGCCGGAGATTATGCCGGGGCGCTGGAAATCGGGCGTCATGCCCTGCGTCATGGCTGGGTGATGCCGCTGGGTAACCGCAATGTGCAGACCGTGCTGGCAGAGGAAATGGCAGACGCGGCGCAGAGCGCAATGCTTGCCGCCACCGGCTTTGATGCCGATCTGTTGCTGCAGACGCTGGAGCTGACAGACGGTCTGGATATGCCGGACCAGTCACGGGCGCGTCTGCATAAAGCGATTGGCGCTGTCCTGAGTGAATGCAACCCGGCTTCCGCCCTTAATCATCTCAACCATGCGTTACAGCTCGATCCCCGCTGTGGCGTGAAAAAAGACAAACAGCAGCTGGAGCGCAGACTGCGCAATGACAGCCGCTGACAGAACGTGCCCCCGCGCACGGGCGGCACGGGGTGGCGAAAGGCACTGCCACATCAAAACCCCGTCCACCGCCCTCTATTTCAGGAGAAAGCAGCATGAAGTTTGTTGCGCCAGAACAGGCACCGGAACAGGCGGAAATCATCAGAAACACGCCGTTCTGGCCTGATGTGGACCTGTCGGAGTTTCGCAGTGTCATGCGCACTGACGGCACGGTGACGCAGCCGCGTTTAAAGCAGGTTGCGCTGTCGGCAATTTCGGAGGTCAACGCAGAGCTGTATGAGTTTCGCAGACGCCAGCAGATGCTGGGATATGCCTCGCTGGCAGAGGTTCCGGCGGAGCAGCTGGACGGCAAAAGTGAGCGTATTCAGCACTATTTCAACGCGGTTTACTGCTGGGCACGCGCCATGCTCAACGAACGATACCAGGACTATGACGCCACGGCATCCGGTGTGAAGCGAGGCGAAGAACTGGCAGAAGCCAGCGGTGATTTGTGGCGTGACGCCCGCTGGGCCATCAGCCGGGTGCAGGATGCGCCGCACTGCACAGTGGAGCTTATCTGATGAAAGTGCGTGCGCATCAGTATGACACGGTGGACGCGCTTTGCTGGCGTTATTACGGGCGCACGCAGGGTGTCACGGAGCAGGTACTGAAGGCAAATCCGGGGCTTGCCGAATACGGCCCCTTTTTACCTCACGGGCTGCAGGTGGAGCTGCCGGACATTCCGACCACCACCACCGTGCAGACCGTCCAGCTATGGGACTGAATTATGACGCTTGAGCGAATCAGCGCCTTTATCACGTATTGCATCGCCGTCGTGCTGGCCTGGCTGGGTGATTTGTCCATCAAGGATGCCTCAACGCTGGGCGGCCTGATGATTGGTGTGCTGATGCTGGCTATCAACTGGTACTACAAACACAAAGCCTACCAGCTTCTGCGCGACGGGCAGATCTCGCGGGAGGACTATGAATCCATCAATCGTTAAACGCTGCCTTGTCGGGACCGTGCTGGCTATTACTGCCACGCTGCCGGGTTTTCAGCAGCTTCACACCTCCGTGGAGGGGCTGAAACTGATTGCTGATTACGAAGGCTGTCGTCTGCAGCCGTATCAGTGCAGCGCGGGTGTCTGGACCGACGGCATTGGTAATACATCGGGCGTCATCCCGGGCAAAACCATTACGGAACGACAGGCAGCGGAAGGGCTGATCTCCAACGTGCTGCGTGTGGAGCGGGCGCTGGAAAGGTGTGTGAAGCAACAGCCGCCGCAGAAGGTGTATGACGCTGCGGTGTCGTTTGCCTTCAACGTGGGAACGGGCAATGCCTGCAGTTCCACGCTGGTGAAATTGCTCAATCAGCGGCGCTGGGCGGATGCGTGCCGACAGTTGCCGCGCTGGGTTTATGTGAAAGGTGTTTTTAATCAGGGGCTGGATAACCGCCGTGCGCGGGAGATGGCCTGGTGCTTACAGGGAGCAAACTGAAATGAAAAAGAAATTAATCAGCGGGCTGTTTCTGATGTTATGGATGGCGCTGTTAATCGAAGCAATGGTGTATCCGCAGGGGATTTTTCCGGTACTGTCAGCGTCCGGCGTTTGGGTAGCCTGTTTGCTGACATGGGCGGTAATTCCGGTAGCACTGGCTGCGTTAATTAAGAATGGCCCGCTCTGGCAGGAGTTGAGGGCATCTTTGCTGAAGACAATTACCCGAAAAGAAAACGTATTTATCAGCTGGATGATGCGATTGCTGATTGTCGTCAGTCTCGCCTGGACGGGGTGGGCTATTACCCTGGTCTTTTATCTACTGACCGTTATTGCCTTCTGGATCACCCGTAATCAGATGGCTCAACAGGTAGCAGCATGAACCGGTTGCTGCTGGTTGTGCTGGCGTTATTACTGGCGGCGCTGGGCTGGCAGACGTGGCGGCTGGCTGATGCCAGCCAGACCATCAGCACGCAGGCAGACGAGCTGCAGAGCAAAAGCCAGGCACTGGCAAAGAGCAACAGCCAGCTTATCAGCCTGTCCATTCTGACTGAAACCAATAACCGGGAGCAGGCGCAGCTCTATGCCGAAGCAGAACAGACCAGCGCGCTGCTGAGACAACGACAACACCGGATCGAGGAACTGAAACGTGAGAACGAGGATTTACGCCGCTGGGCTGATACTCCTTTGCCTGCTGACATTATCCGGCTGCGGGAACGTCCGGCACTCACCGGAGGTACGGCTTACCGTCAGTGGTTGTCCGCGAGTGACGCCGTGTCGGCTGGATCAGGCAACGCCGCGCACTAATGGTGATCTGAACGCGTTGCTGGATGAAACGGAGGCTGCCTGGGCGGGCTGTGCAGACAAAGTGGACATGATAATTGCGTGTCAGGAGCGAAACAGTGAACAAACCACAATCCCTGCGCCACGCCCTCAATAAAGCGGTGCCTTATGTCCGCAATAACCCGGACAAACTGCATCTGTTTGTGGATAACGGTTCGCTGGTTGCCACGGGGGCCAACTCCATGTCGTGGGAGTACCGTTACACCCTGAACGCGGTGATTGAGGATTTCAGCGGCGACCAGAATCTGCTGATGGCCCCGGTTTTGCTGTGGCTGAGGGATAACCAGCCCGATGCCATCAATAACCCGGCGTTACGGGAAAAACTATTCACCTTTGAGGTGGATATTCTGCGCAACGATGTCTGTGATATCAGCCTGAACCTGCAACTGACGGAGCGTGTGCTGGTCAGCACTGACGGCAGCGTGTCGAGCGTTGAAGCTGTAGCGGAACCTGATGAACCTGAAGAAATGTGGACGGTGAAACGTGGCTGAACTGCAAAAAGTGGACGACTGGCTGAGTGCCTTGCTGGCGAATCTGGAGCCAGCCGCCAGAAGCCGCATGATGCGCCAGCTGGCGCAGGAACTGCGCCGGACACAGCAGCAGAACATCAGGATGCAGCGCAACCCTGACGGCAGCAGCTATGAACCGCGACGGGTAACAGCACGCAGTAAAAAAGGCCGCATCAAACGGCAGATGTTTACAAAACTTCGCACCACAAAATACCTGAAAACTGCCGCCAGCGCCGACTCTGCCAGCGTGCAGTTTGAAGGTAAGGTGCAGCGCATTGCCCGTGTTCACCATTACGGCTTGCGCGATCGCGTCAGTCGCAAAGGACCTGAGGTCCGTTACGCAGAGCGTCGCCTTCTGGGTGTAAATGATGATGTTGAGGCAATGACCCGCGACATGATTCTGCAATGGCTGGCGGGGTGATCTTTGTATCAGCACTGATACAAGTTGCAGCACTGCCGCCTTTCTTCCCCTGATGGCAACCTTTCCCTATGAACGCACAATTAACCGAAATCATGCGCCTTATCACCAACCTGATCCGCACAGGTGTAGTCACCGAAGTGGACAGGGCAAACTGGCTGTGTCGGGTGAAAACTGGCGACCTCGAAACCAACTGGATTAACTGGCTGACACTGCGCGCGGGCAAATCGCGCACCTGGTGGAAACCGTCTGTGGGTGAGCAGGTTGTGCTGTTCAGCCTTGGCGGCAATCTGGAAACCGCGTTTGCCCTGCCTGCGGTCTACTCAAACCAGTTTCCGCCACCTTCAGGCTCTGAGGACGGCAACGTGACGGAATACCCGGACGGCGGCTGGTTTGAATACGAACCCGCCACCGGGCGCTGGTATGTCAGGGGCATCAAATCAATGGTCATTGAGGCCGCTGACAATATCACCCTGAAAACCAGTGAGTTTGTGCTGGAGGCTGACCGCACGCGTATTAACAGCGAAGTGGTGATCAATGGTGGCGTTACCCAGGGCGGCGGAGCGATGAGCTCTAACGGGATTGTGGTTGATGCGCATCAGCATACTGGCGTCCTGAAAGGCGGCGATACAACCGGAGGCCCGGTATGACGCTTTATATCGGTATGAATAATACCAGCGGTAAAGCCATTACTGATATTGACCATCTGCGCCAGTCGGTGCGGGACATTCTGCTGACGCCGCAGGGTAGCCGCATTGCCCGTCGGGAATATGGTTCTCTGCTGTCGGCACTGATAGATCAGCCACAAAATCCGGCGTTACGCCTGCAGGTCATGTCGGCTGTGTATGTGGCACTGAGTCGCTGGGAGCCACGGCTGACGCTAGATGCCATCACTATTAACAGCAATTTTGACGGTTCAATGGTGGTGGAGCTGACCGGGCGGCGGAATAACGGTGTGCCTGTGTCCCTTTCCGTATCAACAGGAGCAGAGAATGGCAGTGATTGACCTTTCGCAGTTGCCTGCACCGCAGATTGTCGATGTGCCGGACTTTGAGACGCTGCTTGCCGAACGCAAGGCAGAATTTGTGGCGCTTCATCCGAAAGATGAGCAGGAAGCAGTGATCCGCACGCTGGAACTGGAATCTGAACCCGTCACCAAATTGTTGCAGGAGAATGCTTACCGTGAGTTGCTTCTGCGCCAGCGCATTAACGAAGCCGCGCAGGCTGTGATGGTGGCTTACGCGATGGGCGGCGATCTTGACCAGCTCGCTGCCAACTACAACGTGAAACGCCTGACGGTGACGCCTGCTGATAATGACGCTGTGCCGCCCGTTGCGGCTGTGATGGAAAGCGATGAAGCGTTACGCCTGCGTGTGCCCGCAGCCTTTGAAGGGCTTTCAGTTGCGGGGCCAACTGCAGCTTATGAATTTCATGCACGAAGCGCCGACGGTCGGGTGGCGGATGCCAGTGCAACCAGCCCGGCACCTGCAGAGGTGGTGCTGACTGTTCTTAGCCGCGAAGGCGATGGAACTGCAGAAAAAGACCTGCTGGACGTGGTGGAAAAAGCTCTGAACAGTGAGAACGTCCGCCCGGTGGCTGACCGTCTTACGGTTCGCAGCGCAGAAATCATCCCGTATCGCGTGGAAGCCACCATTTTTCTCTATCCTGGACCGGAAGCAGAGCCGGTAATGGCAGCGGCAAAAGCCAGCCTGCAGAAGTACATCGCCAGTCAGACACGTCTTGGTCGGGATATTCGCCGTAGCGCCATCTTTGCCGCCCTGCATGTTGAGGGTGTGCAGCGTGTGGAGCTGGCTTCTCCTCTGGCGGATGTGGTCCTGAACAAAACACAGGCGGCATCATGTACGCAGTGGAGCGTAACCAACGGAGGAACGGATGAATAGTCTGCTGCCGCCGGGTTCAACACCACTGGAGCGCCGACTGGCGCAAACCTGCAGCGGGATTTCTGATCTGCAGGTGCCGCTTCGTGACTTGTGGAATCCGGCAACCTGTCCGGTCAGTTTCCTGCCTTATCTCGCCTGGGCGTTCTCTGTGGATCGCTGGGACGAGGGCTGGACAGAAAGCGTCAAGCGCCAGGTGGTGAAGGATGCTTTTTATATTCATCAGCATAAAGGGACCACCAGTGCCGTGCGGCGGGTGGTGGAGCCGTTCGGCTTTCTGATCCGCATTATTGAGTGGTGGCAGACCGGAGAGGCACCGGGCACGTTTCGCCTGGATATCGGCGTGCAGGACCAGGGCATCACTGAAGATACCTATCTGGAACTTGAGCGACTGATAAGCGATGCCAAACCATGTAGCCGCCACATGATCGGCATGTCCATCAATCTGCAGACCAGCGGCCCGCATTGGGTGGGAGCTGCCAGCTATCTTGGCGAAGAAATCACGATCTATCCGTATATCAACGAAACGATTATTTCCGGTGGCACCGCGCATGAAGGCGGGGCGGTCCATGTTATTGACACAATGAGAGTGAATCCATGAGAACAAAATTTTATACCCTGCTGACGGATATTGGCGCGGCGAAACTTGCCAGCGCCGCCGCGCTCGGTGTGCCGCTAAAAATTACCCATATGGCGGTGGGCGATGGCGGCGGAGTATTGCCAACGCCGGACGCAAAGCAGACGGCACTGGTAAATGAGAAACGCCGGGCTGCGCTGAATATGCTTTATATCGACCCGCAGAACAGCAGCCAGATTATTGCTGAACAGGTGATCCCTGAAAACGAGGGCGGTTGGTGGATACGTGAAGTGGGCCTGTTTGATGAGTCCGGGGCATTGATTGCCGTGGGAAACTGCCCGGAAAGCTATAAGCCGCAACTGGCTGAAGGCAGCGGGCGCACCCAGACCGTGCGCATGGTGCTGATTACCAGCAGCACGGACAATATCACCCTGAAAATCGACCCTGCCGTCGTGCTGGCAACCCGCAAGTATGTGGATGACAAGGTACTGGAGCTGAAGGTGTTCGTGGATGATAAGATGGCAAAACATCTTGCCGCACCGGACCCGCATTCACAGTATGCACCCAAAGAAAGCCCGACATTGACCGGAACACCCAAAGCGCCAACGCCAGCGAAGGGGAATAACACCACGCAGATTGCGACCACCGCGTTTGTTCAGGCCGCTATTACTGCTCTGATTAACGGTGCGCCAGCCACGCTGGATACACTGAAAGAAATTGCCGCAGCCATTAACAATGACCCGAAATTCAGTACCACCATTAACAATGCGCTGGCACTAAAAGCACCGCTGTCGAGTCCGGCACTCACCGGAACGCCAACAGCACCTACTGCGGCACAGTCGGTCAACAATACACAGATTGCCACTACAGCTTTTGTGAAATCAGCGATTGCAGCAATGGTGGGTTCTGCACCTGCGGCACTGGATACACTGAACGAACTGGCGGCGGCGCTGGGGAATGACCCGAACTTTGCCACGACAATGCTTAATGCACTGGCAGGTAAACAACCGCTGGACAATACGCTGACTAATTTGAGTGGAAAGGATGTAGCTGGTCTTCTCACATACCTTGGTTTGGGAGAAGGTTCGGCGTTACCCGTTGGTGTGCCTGTTCCGTGGCCTGCAGCCACTCCACCAACAGGCTGGCTGAAATGCAATGGTGCGGCTTTTTCTGCTGAA